ATTCATAGGGTGGTCACTCTCTGGTGGATTATCTAACATAACTTTTGCTTGTTCTACAACTTTTTTAGCAGCTTCAGGCGTAAATACAGCTGCAGATACTCCACCTAAAAACCCTCTTTTTAATCTGGACACTCTATATTGTTCTACTTTATTATTGTCATTAGGAAATGATTGTGTCTTTATAGGTATGCAATTAATTTGTGTTTCAATTATAAGTTCGTTATGTTCAAAAGGTAAGTTTAACCATCTTAATAAGTAAAAATGTTTTCTTTGAGGATTATCTGTTAAGATAGCTTTACTCCAATTGATATGGTTATCTTCACATAACTTAATCATATCTGGTGTTGGATTATATAATGATATAATTTTTTTTAGTTTAGGATAATATTTGTTACATAGACTAGACCATAGATTAAAATAATTGTTAAAGTAAACTGGGTCTGCTGCACAATATAAAATCATTTACCTATTTCCCAACCTATTACAACACCGTAGTTTTCTTTGCCGTTATGTTTTTCATATGCTGGAGTGATAAACAACCCTCCTGCTTTATATCTAATCATTGGTAGTATGTCATTTGATTTATAACCTGTTACAAGTCCTAATTCAATATTCCAATATTCGTCTAATTCAAACTCCTTACCAACGTAAGCACTGATCCTGTCCTCGGAATTGTAATACACACCTGCAATTGAATTGTCCACTGTGCACCTTGCATGTGGATGTATATTGTTGTAGTCTGCTTCCAGACCCACGTGCATTGATAGTGCCAAAAATAATCCTATACAACTCATTTTCTTTTGCCGTATATACTAGGATAATGAGGTAATTTACCGTGAGGTATATGTGTTATCTTAACTAACTTTGTTTGTTCTGCTTTTGAATTAACATAGATACCTTCTATTTTATCATAACCATTTTGTTTTGCCCACCATACTCTTTTATTACCTGTATGTACAGCTATTCCAGGTATAGGGTTTCCGTTTTCATATTTTGGCCATCTCTTTTCAACTAACCAATAACTATCTAAATCTGTATATAAGATTGGATAAAACATACCAGCTCTATTCATACTAATATCTAATTTGTCGTATCTTTTCATCATAAAGTTTGTTTCATTTGTTAACATTAATTCTTTGACATCAACTAATTTTTTTTTATAACCAGGTATCTCAAACTCTGCTGTTAAGATTTTCATTTTCCTACATTTGCACCTTGAGTTACAATAGTTCTTAAAACTGTAAAACCAGGATCATTCCAATTCACTTTCTTTTCACAATCAGTATCTGTTAAACAGGTCGTTTTCATACAACCAGATAAAATAACAAAACTAATTATTAATAATATTTTTTTTATTGCCATTTTCCATCTCTAATATCTATCCACGTTTTAGGATAAATTTGTTTAAAAGTTTTTGCATTCACTCTATCTCTATCTAATTTATCAACTACATAGTAGCCTTCTATCTTATGATATTTTCTTTTTTTAGCATACAATACTCTTTGATTACCCACAACACATAGTAAACCTTTTTTTGGCTGACCATTTACGTCTTTAGGCCATCTATCTTTAAACCAATATCTTTCGTATGAAGTAAGAATAACAGGATACAATAAACCTAGTCTATCCATACTCTCTGTTAATCTTATGAATTGATCTTTTGTTTTTTCTAAATGTTCTGGACCTGGTCTTATAACTATCTCATTGACATCATATTCTTTTACTAGATTACCTAATGCTTTTGGATAAACTCTAGCTCTCAATACTCTTATAGGGAAGTATTCTCTATATTTGTATTTTATAATATCAATTAGATTTTTTATTTTTGTCAAAACCATATTTAGCTATATAAAAACTGTCAACAATATCTGTGACAGGATTGTTTAATTTTCCCATATCAAAATCTTTCATCAATTCGTTTTTGTGTTCTTTACAAAAACTATCATACATTAATTGTTTGTCAGCGTTGCCTTTGCCTGATGCAAATTTTTTGACTTGGGTTGGTACAACTGTTCCATAATCTATTCTCTTATCCATCAATCTATATTTTAGAATACCACAATTTTCAGCTATCTGAAATACTGCTTGGCCTTTTGAACCAAAAGAGTATCCTTCAATATAAACTTCTAAATCATATAGACCTACATACTCATCTATAATATCAAGTACCCATTGAGATAAATTATAAAATCTTTCTATTGGGTCTTTATATTCTTTGTGTTCTATACCACTAATATTTTTTCCAAAGATACCCATATGTTTTTTCTTACTTGTTAGAAAAAAGAAATTACATTTATCAAATTCAAAACTATCATCTGTAACACAAACAGCAGGAGAATTTAGACTATAATCAATTCCAATTATCTTCTTCTTTGTCTTCTGTTTCAAGTTCATCTTCTACCTCATATCCACAAAAAGGACAAGTCAGAGGATCTAGCTCTGTCTCTTCCTCGTTATATTCTATTGAATATTTAGTATCACAATTAGAACAATACTTTTCTACTTTTTCCATTACAATTTAAATTTCTTAAACTGGTCTTTCTTAACATCTTGTTTTATTCCACCAATTACATATGATTCAATCTCTGTTTCTTGTGGAGCATTTTGTGTTGACCTACTATTCAACCAATGATCTACCCAAGGCAAAGGATTTATTTTTTGGTCATACTGTGGATTTAATTGTATGCCTTTCATTCTTCTATTTGCCATATACTCTACGAATTGGTGTAATAGTTTTTCCGATAAACCTATCATAGAACCTTTTGAAAATAGATAAGAGGCCCATCTTTTTTCTTCATTCAATGCATCATCATACATTTTATAAACTTCTTTCTCACATTCTTTGATAATTTTTGTCATATCTTTATCGTTTTCGTGGTCTTTCCAATTATTAATAATTCTTTGTGACATTGCCAAGTGTTGACTTTCATCTCTAGCAATAAATGATATTATCTTTGCTGAACCTTCTAGTAATTTTAACTCACCAAAAGCAAAACTACAAGCAAATGATGTATAGAAACGTAAACCTTCTAGTATGTTTACAGTTATCATTGCAAGATACAATTTTTTCTTTAATTCATACAAGTCAACTTTATCTGGTGTTAATGTCCACTGATAACCCATTTTAATTAAATCGTCATAAGTTTTAGTTACACTAGCTGCTCTCTTTTCTATCTTTTCATCTTGTATAATAGTATCAAAAACTTCTGTAGGATCAGAATACAAATTTTTTATAAGGTATGTGTAACTTCTGCTATGAATTGTTTCCATAAAATCCCAAGTTACAATACAGCCTTCTACTTCAGGCAAAGATACAAATGGTAAAAATGCTAGACAAGGACCTCTGCCTTGTACACTATCTAACATAGTTTGATATTTTAAATTAGATGTAAAGATAAACTTTTGTTGTTCAGATAATGTTTGAAAATCGTTTCTATCTTTTTGTAAAGACACTTCTTCTGGTCTCCAAAAATATCCTAATTGTTGCTGATTTAATTTGTCAAAAATAGGATACTTCATATTATCATATCTTTGTACAGATAGATCGGGTCCAAAAAACATTAATTGTTTTGTAGCGTCTAAATTTTTGTCTTTGTTAAATACACTTTTAGCCATTAAATTGTACACGAGTCACAATTCTCGTCCTCCTGTTTTGGTTTATCATCTTCAGGTACGTTATCAACAAACCCTATTGGATGTGCAGGTTCGTCAATATCTTTTTTAGCATCATATGTGTTTTGATAATAACTTGTTTTCCAACCCATTTTGTATGTTGTCAATAAGTCTTGTACCATTACTGATACAGGTACTTGATTGTCTTCGTAATTTTCTGGATTGTAAGACCAATTACCACTTATGGCTTGGTCAAAATACTTCTGCATTACTGCAACGATATTTATATATCCAGTCATCTCACGCATATCCCATAATAATGTATAGAAGTTTTTAAGTCTATGATAATCTGGTACAACTTGTTTTAATGGACCTTTTTTTGATTTCTTAATACTTAAATAATCTCTAGGTGGTTCAATGCCGTTTGTAGCATTAGAAACCACACTAGAGGATTCTGATGGCATTTGGGCTGAGAGTGTGCTATGTCGTAGCCCAGTTGCTTTTATATCTTTTCTCAATTTTTCCCAATTCAAAGATAGTTTACGATTTACAATCTCATCTACCTCTTTTTTATAGGTGTCAATTGGTAAGATACCATCGGAATATTTTGTTCTGTCAAAGTATTCACATCTACCTTTTTCTTTAGCAAGTTCGTTACTAGCCTTTAATAGATAGTATTGGAAGTATTCTGTTAACTCGTCAACTTCTTTCCAAGCTTGTTTATCATTATAACTAACTTTCATTTTAGCCAAATAATGTGCTAATCCAATATATCCAATACCTAAACTTCTTCTTGCTTTTGTAGATACTTCAGCTGCCTTAACAGGATAATCTTGGTGATCTATTATTTCATCTAAACTTCTAACTGCTAGATCACATAAGTTTTCTAAATCATCCAAATAATTGAGTTTACCTACGTTGATAGCTGATAAAATACAAAGTGCTATTTCACCATCACCGTCTATGTGTTGTATAGGATCAGTAGGTAATGTAATTTCTTGGCATAGATTTGACATTCTAACTAAATCTTTAAATGATGAGTGATCGTTACAATGATCTATATTCATAATATAGATACGTCCAGTTTCAGCTCTTTCTTTTAATATATCAAAAAATAAATCTTGTGCCTTTATCTTCTTTTTAAATACACTTGTTTTTCTTTCTGTCTTTTCATACAGTTCATCAAATTGTGGTGTACCCCAAGCTTCGTATAATTCAGGTACTTCGTGTGGTGAAAATAAAGTTATTTCTTCATCATTAATAAATCTTTCATAAAATATTTTTGATAATTGTATAGAATAATCTAATTTTCTAACTCTGTTATCTTCACTACCTTTATTGTTTTTTAATACTATAATATCTTCTATCTCTTGGTGCCAGATTGGAAAGTGAACAGTTGCTGATCCACCTCTTACACCATTTTGTGTACAACATTTTACAGTTGCTTCAAACTTTTTTAGAAATGGAATAACACCAGTATGCTGTACTTCACCACCTCTAATTCTACTATTAATACCTCTAATACGACCTGCATTGATTCCGATACCTGCTCTTTGGGCAACATATCTACCAATGGCCATATCACCAGAGAATATACTAGGTAAGGTATCATCTACGTCAACAAGCACACAGGAAGCATACTGTTTAAGAGGAGTACGAACCCCAGCCATAACGGGTGTAGGAATATTAATCTTAAAAGTTGAAATAGCATCATAATATTTTTTAACATAAGTCATTCTTTTTGATTTAGGATAGTTTTGAAAAATAGTTGCAGCAATTAACATATACATAAATTGTGGAGTTTCATATACTTCTTCTGTACTTCTATCTTGTACTAGATACTTGTCAATGACTTGTCTTAATCCAGCATATGTAAATGTATAATCTCTTTCGTGGTTAATCCAATTTTCCATTCTATCAAAATCTTTTTTATCATACTTGTTTAAAACTTCCGGATCGTAAACACCTATTTCTACAGCTTTTTTTGTATGTTCAAAAATATGTGGATGGTCCCATAAACGATTAATAACTTTTTTTCTCAATGAATAAAGTAATAGTCTAGCAGCAACGAATTGATAGTTTGGATTTTCTAACGATATTAAATCTGCTGCTGACTTAACTAAAATTTTTTGTATTTCATCTGTAGATATTCCATCATAAAATTGTAAACCACTATTCATCTCTACCTGTGATGATGAAACACCTGATATATCTTCAACTGCATACTCAACCATTTCGTGTATCTTTTCAATATTTAAAAGCTCTTTTCCACGTTCACCTCTTTTTATTACATTTATTTCTTTATCGTTTGTCATATTTTTTTCCAGTCATTTAGTTTGGTTAGTGCAGATAGTTTTGAATATGTGTTGTTACTTATAATATCATTTACTTCAGAAATTGTTTTTCCTGACATAATTAAATCGTTTACATCTTTAGATTGAATCTCTTTTGGCCAAATAACTATATTGTAATTACCCTCAATCACCTTATACATTCTTTTTATAATCTCTCTATTCCTAGGTTCGTTGTCAAATATATATGTGACTTCTTCATTAGAAATTTTGTTATTTAAAAATAAATCTGCGCCACCAGCAGCAAGACAATTATTAATAAATAAACTATCAATCGGGCCTTCAGTGATGCAAACCTGCTTTTGAAAATTGATTCTTTCAAGTCCGTATACCTTCTGTTTGTTTTCATCTAACTTTATTGTTAGATATTTTGGTTGTTCTTTTCCAAACGATCTGCCTTGGAATGCAAACAACTTACCAGTAGTATCAAAAAATGGTATAATCAATCTTGGATGGTCTTTAGTTATTTTGAAAGTATTTGGTTTTACTTTGTTAACTAAAGCCATAAACTTGTTACATAGATATAACTTACTCCAAAATTCATTTGGTATCATTCTGTTAGTAACATATTTTCTAACAGGATGATTATCGTCTAGGTCATCAATAGTTTTTAAATCATCTAAAATAGTTCTATCTTTAAACTTTGTAGGTTTAAAGTCAAACTTTGGTGTTGGCGTTGCTGGCGCAGACCCTTTATATCTTTCAAAAATATATTCATCATACATTTTAGGGTCAATATATTTTATAAAGTTTGCTAGATTTTGTCCCATACCACAATTGTGGCATTTAAAGAACATATCATTTTTTACTCTGTAAAAATATGCTCTAGCTTTTGATTTACTCTTTTTAGAATCACCACAATGTGGGCATCTAAAATTGAATAAAGTATCAGTTTTTCTTTTAAACAGCTCTAATCTATTTGATAGAGCATTGATAAATTTTGAATCTATATAATTTGACATAACACTCAATCATTATATAATATTACCCCTTAATTGTCAATGCCTATTGAGCATTCATCATTGTCATTATGTATTGAAAATTTTTAGATAGTATCCAACCTACCACAATAGAACCCCCTAATATCAGCCATTTCCATCTCTCTAAAACACCAATTCTCGGACCAACATCATTTCTCAATGCTTTAATTTCATTGAGCAATCTTTTCTCTACTAGGGTTAAATCTCTTTGTAATTCTTTATACACCACGTCTATTTCTTCAGCTCTCTCTTTTAACTTATCAAATATCACGTCATCAATCTTTTCTGATCTGCTAAGTTTTTCTTCGTGTACAGCTAACATAGATTTTATAGAAGTAGATACATCTGTTAACCTTTCAATAGCCGTGTCTATACGAGTATTGATATTGTTAATACCTTCAATGTCTTTTCTCAAAGACTCTATATCTACTTTTAATTCCGTAGTGTCAGGCATATTAACCGCCTAATGGATTTTTAGATTTAATCTGGATTTCTTGTATTTGTAATTTAAGAAGTTGTATCTCTTTTTCATTAACTTGTGCTTTTGTATTTACATCATTATTAGCACTTTTGTTTTTTGAGATAGATGCATTTATTCCATCAATTTTAAGTTTTAGTTCATCTATTTGTTTTTCAATGGGTGCAAAATCTACACCTTGACTTGCTTCTATTTGAGTTAATTTTGTTGTAATTTCCCCATACTTTACAAAACCACCACCTATGGCAACAATAGCAGCAACAAGAGCAGCTATACTTGCAAGGTTGTCTTTTAGTTTGTCTATCATTTTTTCCTTATCCTTTTTTAAGTGTTTGGATTTCATTTATTAATCTTTCTTTATCAATTTCTATCAGTATTAACTGACGCTTTCGTACAGCAATGGGATCGTTATTTACATACGCACCTAAATTGGCGTCTTTGTATATTTGTTGCTGTTCTAAAATATTTATTGAATCATAAAACTTAGCGTCAGGCAACGTCAATTGTTTGCTGTAGATACGTTTATTTATATATCCACTTATGTCTGCACCATCTGCTGTAATCCCTTTTGATGTGACCATTTGTATCGCCTCTAATTGTTGGTCTATTCTTTTTAGTTTAGATAATACTTTCTGTAATACTCTTTGTACTTTTAAGTTTATGCTACTATCCTTGACCGAAACAGCCTCTGGTTCATTAGATTCAGTTGCTTCATCTTCCACATTTTCATCATCAGCTTCCTCCTCCTTCGTTCCTTCTGTTTCCTTATCCTCAGCCACTTCAGATTCATTAGATACAGATTCACCACTCTCTCGTTCCTCAGTTGCTTCATTAGACTCTTCTTTAACTTCCTCATTTGTATTGGTTTCAGGTTCAGTAGATTCATTTGATTCCTCTTGTTTAGATTCTTCTTTGATTTCTTCTTCTTTTATTTCTTCTTCCTTAACTTCTTCCATTTGAGTTTCTTCGGTCATAGCAGTTTCTTCATTAAGTTCCTCCTTAATAGTCATCTTTGGTTCTTCCATTTCAAATTCTTCCTTTAGTTCTTCCATAACAACATTAGTTGTTTCTTCAAAAAATTCTTCTTCAGTAATACCTTCAACTTGTAATTCTGTTTTAAATTCTTCTACTAAATCGTTTGTTTCTAAAAATTCTGTAAATGATTCTTGTATAAATTCCTCAAACTTTACTTCTTCTATTTTACCAAGGTCATTTTCTATAAGCATTGTAGTATCAATAGATATAACTTCAACCTCTTCAAAATCTTTTATAGCGTCTTCAACTTTATTATCTAAATCTTCAAATAAATCTACGCCATCATCTGTAACTAAATCAACTGCGTCATTTATATCTTCACCAGCACTTGTACAAGTACCTAATTCTGAGCAAGGTGTAATCGTTATTGATTCAACACCAGCAGTCGTAATAGATAACTGAACATTATCTACATCTGGTCCTCTATGTGTATTATCGTATGATGTACCAGCAGTTTCATTATACATTTCTGCTCTTATTGTATAATCGTTTTGACTATTTGCTGACTCTGTATAGACGTTTGCATAGTTTGTAAATGTTCCACCATTCATATTTCTACTAGAATCGTGGTCATTTATTACTCTTGTTTGTGTGGTAACGGTGCCATCAGAAGCTGTGATAGTTTGTTTTAACGTAAAATCATTTTCAATATTATTCCAAAACCAAACATCTGCTGATTGTGTGGAAGTAAAACCTTCATTGATTTGTGATTTTGTTAAGTGACCATCGCCAACTAAATCTACATCTTGGTAAATATTATCGTCTGTATGTCCTTCACCTGCCCATACACCACCTGATTGATCCATACCTGATTGATAAGGAAAATTACCAAAGTTTCCGTGTGTGTGAAGATGACCGTCAGACGACCAGCCAGTTGTAGTTGTTGAATTACCTGTTCCGAAAGTTGAGTTTGTTAAGACGTTACCAGTAGTCGTACCAGAGGTTACCGTTGTACAGGTACGGTCACCTAATGCGTTGGTAGTACAGGTAGTGTTTGCTTGACTATTTACGCTTACTAAAGTTGTAAGGGTTAATATTGTCAGCGAACCTATCAATACTTTTATATAATTTGTAAGGCACATAGATTATAAGGGCACTCCAAATAATAAGGTTAAGGGTAACAGGATCCATTTTTTATTTATTTTTGAGTCTTTTTTTTTGACTCAATCTCCTTTAGTATTTTTTCTTTTTCAGCTTGAATCTTGTTTATTTCTTCTTGTTGTTTTGTTATTTCCTCAGCATTTTCTTCAAGCTTTTTTTCATATTCTTTTTGTAATTTTATGTTTTTCTTTTCAATGTATTTTAAATCTGCTGTGTATTGTTCATAATCAGGTCTTAACTTGTCATATTTTTTCCATTCTTTTAATGCTTCGTTACCAATCTTACCATTGTATGGACAAGGTGTACCAGATTGTATCATAGCATGGAAAACTCTTTCGTCCTGGCAAAGTATTGATACCGCAGCTACTTTCATTCCTAAATCATTTAATACTTTACTTAACTTAATTCTTTCACAATTCTCGTCTGTTCTATATGTTCCACCAGAAAAACCTATACCAAATTTTTGAGCGCCTACAGATATACCTACTACACAAAGGTCCTGTGACATAGCTGACATAGATGGTGCTGAAGATGAATTGACTACTCTACTGTCGCCTGAATATGCGTTTGTAGTATTTGTAGTATTTGAATTTGATGATGAACCACTTTGATATGTGGTTGTTGTTTCTGCTGAATAACCACCCGTAATAGCAGTATTACTTCCACTCGTATTTGATTGAGTGTTAGTTGTCGCTCCAGAGTTTGTTGAATCAGCCCAAATAGGTGAGGCACCTACCATAACGAAGAATAACAAAAAGATTAATAATCTTTTCATAGTTATCCTTTTTTAAACTATTTATAATTTTAATTATTCTAATATTAAAGACTTTATGCTCAACGATCCGTCAATATTTGTCTCAAGCTCTGCTTTACTTTTTATGCACTGGTATCTTACACCTTCACTATATTGTCTTTCGGCTACTCTTTTTCCCTTTAGACAAGATTTTAAATCTACTTGTATTCTGTGCTCCTTGATTTCAGAATTAACGATCATTAATAAAGCCACTATTGTTTCTATCATTTTTAGTGTCCGTTTTTAATTTCTCTATCAGCATCCTTTAATTCTTCAATATCATTTAACATTTTTTCTACTTGTTTTTGTAAAAATTCTATGTTAATTTTATTATTCATCATTGAGTCAATATGTTTTTCTAATTTTTCCATACTACCATACAAGTCTTCAATCAACATATATTGCTCACTGTCAGCTGGTAGTGTACCCATTTCGCCTCTCGGCCATTTTATTCTAAACTCTGTATTCTTTTTTAAATCAACATCTAGTCTTTC